ACTTTCGATAATGCAAAAATCGTTTTAGAAACAACTAACGAAGGTAAAGATCTCTTTATGAAAGGTATTTGCATTCAAGGCGGAGTCAAAAACGCTAATGAACGAATTTACCCTGTTGATCAAATTTCTATTGCAGTTAAAACACTGAATGAGCAGATCGACCAAGGCAATTCTGTTTTAGGCGAAGTAGACCATCCAGATGATTTAAAAATTAATTTAGATCGAGTATCACATATGATTGAAAGTATGTGGATGGATGGGCCAAATGGCTTCGGAAAATTAAAAATATTACCAACTCCAATGGGTGTTCTAGTACGAACCATGTTGGATAATGGAGTAAAACTAGGAGTTAGTTCGAGAGGGAGCGGAGAAGTCGCACCCGGCAGTGGTAACGTGTCTGGTTTCGAAATTGTCACTGTAGATATAGTGGCACAACCAAGTGCACCGAATGCATATCCAACAGCTATATACGAAGGCTTACTAAATATGCGTGGAGGGCACAGAGTGCTTGAAATGGCCCGCGAAGGCGGAAAAGGAAAAGTACAAAAACACCTGAAAGACGAAGTAATGCGTCTTATCGGGGACTTAAAGATCTAGGAGACCAAAATGCTAGATGCAATCAAACCATTATTGGATAGTGATCTCATTAACGAAGATACTAAGACTCAAATTGCTGAGGCTTGGGAAGCAAAGTTAACTGAGACTCGCGAGCAAGTCAAAGTTGAACTTCGTGAAGAATTCGCGAACAGATACGAGCATGACAAATCTGTTATGGTTGAAGCATTGGATAGGATGGTTACTGAGAATCTAACAGCTGAACTAAAAGAGTTTGCAGAAGAGAAGAAAAACCTTGCAGAAGACAGAGCAAAATTTGTTGGTAAAATGCAAGAGACAACTTCAACTTTTGATAAATTTTTAGTTAAGCAATTAGCAGAAGAGATTAATGAACTCAATGTTGATAGAAAAGCTCAAAACGAGCATGTTAGTAAACTAGAACAGTTCATACACGCACAACTAGCAGAAGAAATTACTGATTTTCAAAAAGATCGTCAAGATGTTGTTGAAACTAAAGTAAGGCTAGTTAAAGAAGCACGTGGACAGTTTAAGGCTCTTAAAACAAAGTTTATTGAGAAATCAGCAAACCTAGTTAAGGAATCGGTAGCAAACAATCTAAATGCTGAAATCACTCAACTAAAAGAAGACATCGATGCAGCCAAAGAAAATACATTTGGACGCAAAATTTTTGAAGCATTCGCAACTGAATTTAGTGCAAGTTACTTAAATGAGAATCAAGAGATTAAAGACCTCAAGAAGATCGTTGAAGGAAACGAAAAATCACTAAACGAAGCAAACGAAGCGGTTGCAACAAAATCTCAACTTATTGAGACTAAAGAAAAAGAAATAATTCAGATTAACGAAAATGCAAAACGCAAAGAAACTATGAACGAATTATTGAAACCACTTAATAAGGATAAAGGCGCAGTAATGCGTGACCTTCTAGAAAGTGTTCAGACCAGTAAACTTAAAACTGCATATGATCGCTACCTTCCAGTTGTTCTAGACGGTAACTCTGCTATAAAATCAGAAAAGAAAGTAATGACAGAAAGCCGTAAGGCAGTAACTGGTAACAAAGAAGTAAAAACTCAACCTGCGATGATCGACGATAATGTTGTTGAATTACGCAAGTTGGCAGGCTTAAAATAGAGTACTAAAAGGAGACACAAAATGTCAGACGTACTATTAGAAGGTCGTTGGGGCTCAACAAAAGATGCTCTTCTAGAAGGTTTAGAAGGCAACAGAAGAAGCTCAATGGCAGTTGTTCTAGAGAACACAAAAAGATACCTTTCAGAGGCAGCAACAGCTGGTTCTACTACGTCAGGTAACATGGCAACACTAAACAGAGTAATTTTACCTGTTATCAGACGTGTTATGCCAACAGTAATCGCTAACGAAATCGTTGGTGTTCAACCAATGCAAGGACCTGTATCTCAGATCCATACACTAAGAGTTAGGTATGCAGAAGCTGCAGATTCAACTGCAAGTTCACCATTTGATACAGATGTTATTGCAGGCGACGAAGCATTATCACCATTCAAGATTGCTACTGCATATTCAGGTAGTTTAACAACTGGAAAAGGTGACACTTCTGCATCTAAAGAGGGAACTGGTGGAAAAAAAATTAGTATCCAAATCTTAAAGCAACCTGTAGAAGCAAAAACAAGAAAGTTACAAGCAAGATGGACTTTCGAAGCAGCACAAGATGCACAATCAATGCACGGTATTGATGTTGAAGCAGAAATCATGGCAGCACTTGCTCAAGAGATTACTGCTGAAATCGATCAGGAAGTAATAGGATCATTAAGATCACTAGCCGCTACTGAAGAGACATTTAACCAAGCAGCAGTATCTGGTACAGCAACATACGTTGGTGACGAGCATGCCGCTTTATCAGTTCTTATAAACAGAACTGCTAATAAGATTGCACAGAGAACACGAAGAGGCGCAGGTAACTTCTCAGTTGTTTCTCCTGAAGCATTAACAGTACTACAAAGTGCATCAACTTCTGCGTTCGCAAGAACAACAGAAGGTACTTTTGAAGCACCTACAAACACTAAGTTTGTTGGAACTTTGAACGGCGCAATGAAGATATACGTAGATTCATATGCCGCTGATTCTACAGCAGTACTAGTTGGATATAAAGGTTCTTCAGAGACAGATGCAGCCGCATTTTATTGTCCTTATATTCCGCTAATGAGTTCAGGAACAGTATTAGATCCTGATACTTTTGAGCCAGTAGTTTCATTCATGACAAGATATGGATATGTTGAGTTATCAAACACAGCAGCATCTCTTGGTAATGCAGGTGACTATGTTGGTGAAGTTGCAATGAGTAACATCACTTTCTCATAATATTAGAGAACAAACATTAAAGGGAGGATTTTTCCTCCCTTTTTTGTTGACAAAATTATCCAGATAGTATATAATAAAAAAATGTCTAAACTTTCTTTTATATTAGGAAACGGAAAAACAAGAAAAGACTTTAGTCTTCATGAATTAAAATCTAAAGGCAAACTTTATGGATGTAATAGAATTTATGAAGAGATAGTACCTGATGTTTTAGTTAGCACTGATAAAAATATGGCTGAAGAAATCCAAAAGTCTGAATATAGTAAGAATAATAATCATTATACTAGAGAAAAACATATTATAATTGGCAGTGGTGCAAAAGCACTTGATCCAATGTATCAAGCATTTAGCAGTGGTCCTAATGCGTTAGCAATCTCTGCAAAAGAAACTAATAATTCTTGTTTTATGATAGGGTTTGATTTAATCAGTGACAGTTACACTATTAATAACTTATATGCAGGAACAAGTAATTACTTAGAAAAAACTGCAAAAGCAACTGAATTTGTAAACTGGGTAGATCAAGTATACAAAATAGTAGAAACTTACGATAAACAAAAATTCTTCCATGTTAATCCATTGAACAATTATACTCCTGATAGTTGGTTAGAATTGCCAAACTTGGAAATCATGTCTAAAGATAATTTTAAAACATTGATAAATATGTAAAACAGTATATTTTGGAATAAACTTAATGGCTATAACTAAACGCATCGACGGCGCATATACTATATCTGCAACCGGAGGAATTGCTCTTAGCAATGCTGTAATAACTGCTGGAACAGGAATTACATCAGTTGCAACGGCTATAGTAAAACACTCAGTAATTACTCTTGGAAATATTATAGAAACAACTATTATCTTAGACTTAACAGGATTAAATTCTGGTGACGCTGACGGTGACATCATCGGTAAAGCAGGAACTGCAAATTGCCATTATGGTCAAATTACTACAGCTATTAACGGAACCATACTAAGCGGATATATACAGTGTTTAGAAACTCCTGCAGGCGGCGAATCTGACATTGACCTTTATTCTGCTACAGAAGCGACAGGAACAGAAGAATCACTTATAACTGCCTTGACAGAAACAGCATTATTAAATACGGACGGTGACTGGGTAGGTAAGCATCTAAGTACTAAATTAAATACCCTAGCATCAAACGGCACTATAAAAGCAGATAGTGAAATACTTACTTCAGATATTGGAAATACAATAGACTTAGTTAGTATAGTACACTCTGCAGGGTTAACAACTATTCCTCCTGCTAATGGGTATTTGTATCTTGTTGCTAGTGGCGGTTCTACTAATGCAACATATACTGCTGGTAAATTTTTAATAAAATTATATGGATATGCATAATATAACGGAGAGCACTAATGCCAACTATTTTACAACATAGACGAGGAACAACATCTCAGAATAATGCTTTTACTGGAGCATTAGGAGAAATTAGTGTTGATACAGATTTAGATACTCTCAGAGTACATGACGGTACTACTGCTGGCGGTTTTCAAATTACACAAAATGCCGCTACACAAACACTGACTAATAAAACCTTAACAACTCCTGTAATTACAGAAATTGATTCTGGATCAACTATAACACTTGATGCTACAACAGATATTGTATTAGATGCAGGTGGTGCAGATATTATATTAAAAGACGACGGAACTACTTTTGGTGGGTTAACAAATACAAGTGCTAATTTAATAATTAAATCAGGCACAACTACTATGCTTACAGGTAGTGGTGCTAACGCAACATTTGCAGGAAACCTAACAGTAAGTGGTGACTTAGATGTTACTGGCGATTTTGATATGAGTGATGCAAATCTAACTAACGTAGGTAGCATTTCTCTAGACTCAATTACTGGTGATGCAGATGCAAATACAAGTATTACGTTCTCTGGTTCAGATATAATCACTATTGCAACTGGTGGATCGACTGCGGCAACATTTAATGCATCACAAGTTCTTACTCTTAGTGGTAACATGATTATTCCAGATGCTGGAACTATAGGTTCTGCATCTGACACAAATGCAATTAGTATTTCTTCTGGTGGTGTTGTTGCAGTCACAGCAACCACAGCGAACACTAGTGCATCAAATGGCGCATTAACAGTCGCTGGTGGTTTAGGTGTTGCTGCAGATGCATCTGTAGGAGATGATTTAAGACTTATTTCTGATGCAGCAGTTCTTTCATTCGGTGCAGATTCAGATGTGACACTAACTCACGTTGCAGACACAGGTATTCTTTTGAATAGTACTATGGCAATTCAATTCAATGATGCGTCACAGTTTATTAACGCACCTAGTGCCACTGTTCTTGATATTAATGCAACAGACGAAATAGAACTCAACGCAACCCTAGTAGATGTAAATGCAAACTTAGATGTAAGTGGAACATATACTGGTGCTGGTCTTATGACTACAGGTGGAAATATTGTAATTCCAGATGCTGGAACTATAGGTTCTGCTAGTGATACAAATGCAATTGCAATATCATCAGGCGGAGTAGTTGCTATTAGTGCAACAACTGCTTCAACTAATAGTACTTCGGGTGCGTTGACTGTAGCAGGTGGAGCAGGTATAGCTGCTGACTTAGGTGTTGGTGATGATCTTAGACTTATATCAGATAGTGCAATATTATCGTTTGGTGCTGATTCAGAAATAGCACTTACTCATGTGCATAACACAGGATTATTATTAACAGATAGTGGTGGCAGTCCTACACTACAACTAACTGATGCTGGCGAAAGTGTTTCATCAGATGGTTCTAAACTTATTCTAACATCAAATAGTGTTGCATTTAGTTTGCCAACTGCTGATGGAAATGCTGGA